GCTCGACCGTGGCGCCACCATCGCCGAGATCACCGACGCCGTGACGCAGGGCCTTCCCGCGAAGGTCTACAGCGCCGCGCGTCTGGTCGCTGACCGTCTCGACCGCAAGCGCCCCGAGCGCAAGCGGCAGTGGAAGCAGTACGCCGACTGCGCGGAGGGCTGCGGCAACGTGCTGCCCGCCGGTCAGGAGACGGGCATCTGCACCGAGTGCGCCCTCGGCGCCGCCCCGTACTTCGAGATCGACTGCATGACGGGCGAGATCGCCGAGACCCCGGAAGCCCCCGCTCTCGACGCGTCCGGCCCCCTCGCGCCCCAGGGCCTCGCCGCCTTCCGCGCCGCCCGCGCGGCCCACGGCCTGTAACCCCCCCCGCCTTCCTTCACTCGCACCACCTCGAAAGGCACAGCCATGTCTTCCCCCCTGCCTCGCATGCCCCGCTACGCCTACATCGTCGGCGGCCTGGTGCTCGCCGTCGCCCTCGCGATGTCGGCCCCTGGCGAGTACCAGCTCGCCCGTACGGCCGGATGGAACGAGTGGGTCGCCGCCGGTATGCCGGTCTGCATGTCCGTGTACGCCGTCGTCGCGGTCTGGTTCACCGAGAGCCGCGCCAAGGGCGAGAAGGGCCGTGGAAGCGCCATCGCTGGCGCCGTGGGCGCCCTGGGGATGACCCTCGCTGGTCAGATCGTCGCCCACTGGATCTCGGCCGGATACATGGTCTCGTCGAAGGAGCTGGTCGCCGCCGTCTCCGCCGTCCCCGCGATCGTTGCCGGGCACGTCGCCCACATGGTCATCCGTGCTGCCAAGCCGGTGCCGGCGGAATCCGCGGTGGTCGTCGAGGACCAGGAGCACGACGAGCACCAGGACCAGACCACCGAGCCCGTTCAGCCGACCCTCGACGGAACCGAGCCGCCGGTCGACGAGGTGGCCAAGGCCCGCGAAAAGCGTCGCCCCGGCCGCCCGGCCCCCAGCCTCGACGAGATCAAGGAGGCCGCGAAGACCCTGATCGCCCAGGGTCGCGAGGTCAACGGCCCGAACCTCGCGAAGGCCATGGGGCGCGACCGCCGTACCGGTAGCCGCTACCTCTCCAGGCTCAACGAAGCCACTGCCTGACAATTACAACCCGCACCCGTCCGTGGGGGACAATCTCAACAGCGAGAGTCCCCCATGGGCGAGGAAGCGGAGAGATGGACGTAACGATCACCGTGCGCGTATGTGACATCTGCAAGGACAAGGACAAGCCCGCAACTCGCTACAGCCTCACGCCCGATGGGGACGAGACCGTAACTCGCGACCTGTGCCACGAGGACGCGGCCCCCGTGCTCGCCGTCTTCGACCTGACCCCCGAGGGCGCCCCCGAGTCCGTCCCGAGCGAAGACAAGCCCCCGGCCCAGAGGAAGGCGCCGGCAGCGAAGGCCGAGAAGAAGGCCCCGGCGAGGACGACCTCCCGCAGGCGGGGTAAGACGCCGGTCCGAACCCTCGAACAGATCGAGGCCGCCAAGAAGGCCGCCCAGTCCTGAGACGCAGAAAAGCGCCCCCCTGCCGACCCGTGAGGGCTGACAGGGGGGCGCAGTGCTACTCGTCGCCGGGCCGCTCGACCAGGCCCAGAGAGGTCGCCACCTGAACGATCAGGGCGACCTCGGGCTTGTCGGCGTAGACGATGGCGGCGACGCTCACCAGGACGCCCAGGGCCGCGAAGACGGCCCCGACGCGCGAGCGGTAGCGAACAGGCAGGACGGACAGGAAGACGGCTGCGGGCTTGCGATGCTTGCTCACCGGCGCCCCGCCTGCTTCTGAAGGGCGATGAAGCCCTGCGGCCCGATCTTCGGGTCGTGGAGGCCGCTGCGGTACTTCGGGTTGCGGTCGTGGAAGCGGGCGACGGCGCGCTGAGTCTCCGGGCCGTACAGGGTGGTGTACGCCCCCGCGATCGGGCCGTACCCCGCCTTCACGAGGAGCTGCTGAAGCTCCTTCACCTGGGCGTGCCGGGCGCCAGGCTTCACCTTGGGGGACAGGGCGACGATCTTCGAGACAGGCTTCGAGACAGGCTTCGGGGCAGGCTTCGGAGCGGGCTTCGATGCCGGCGGCTTCGGCTTCTCGGGCTCGGCCGCCTTCGGGGCGGGCATGCCGTCCTTCACCCACTGGTACAGGTGGACGCCGGGGCAGGCGGTCGCGAAGCCGTCCTTGTGTCCCCGCTTGGCCAGGGCCCGGCCGGTCCGCTTGCACGCCTCGTCGTACAGCGCACGCACCGAGGCGAGCGCCTTGTCCGAGGGCTTCTGGTCGCCGCCGATGGCCACGTACACGCCGAACCCGGAGACGTTGTGATCGGGACAGTGGGCGCCCTGAAGGCCCCACCCTCGGCCCTCGTAGATGGTCCCGTTCTGGTCGACCATGAAGTTGTAGCCAGTCCCGGCCCAGCCCTGCCCGACGTGGATCTTCTCGACCTCGCGCGGGACAGCAACGCCGGTCGAGTGGGCGGGGACACCGCCGTGATAGTGGACGAAGAACTCGGTGCGCTTGGACAGCGGGACCTCGGCAGGGTCACCGTTCCAGGGCTTCGCGCCCCAGGACTTACGGCTGACGATCGAGACAGACACGGGACATACCTCCGGGCATGACGAAGGCCCCGCACCAGGCGGGGCCGCAGGGGACGTAATCGGGTCAGCTGTCTCGCAGGACAGCGGAAGTGATGTGGGTGTCGAGACGCTCGGAGACGGCCAGGCGCTCGACGCGTTCGTGGGACAGCTCGGCGCGCAGTTCGCGGATGTCCCGGCTGTGCTCGGCCTGTCCCGCGAGGACGAGATCGAGTCCCGAGATCACGCGGTCCAGGTCGTCTCGCAGGTTCGTGCTGTGGGTGTTGGAGACTTGATCACGGGCCTCTTGCGTGTGCTCGCGCACTTCGTTAAGGGCTGTCCCCTGTCGTCTCACCAGCTCGACGAGGACGCCGACCAAGGCCGCGGTGACCACTCCGCCGGTAGAGATCATGGCGACCTGAACGGAGGGGTCAAAAGTCATCGGGTCAGCTCCTCGACGAGGCGCTCCAGACGCTCGATGCGGTCGGCCTGCGCCTGCACGACGGGCAGGAGAGCGACCCCGAGAAGGTCGTAGCGCAGGGCGTCGATGCGTCCCTCTTCGTCGTAGGTGACGATCTCGGGAAGCGTCTCCGCGACCTCTTCGGCGATCAGGCCGAACTCGTCCCGCAGGTAGTCGCCGCCCTCTTCCTTCGGGCGCCGGTCGTAGATGCGGGGACGCAGGGACAGAACTGCATCGGGGTCGATGTCGATGTCCCTGATGTTCTGCTTGAAGCGGCGGGACGAGGTGTTGCGAGCGAAGGTCCCGTCACCCTGCACCCACACCGCGTAGTACGTCCCGGAGCCGGACACAGAGTCGGCGTGGACGCGCTTCGTGCCGTTGGCCCAGGCGATCGTGTCCCCGGACTCCAGGTAGGACGAGTGGGAGTGGGACGACGGCGGAAACGTGGTCGGCTTCGAGGTGACGCTCGACCACGTGTGAGAGTGGGACGACGGAGCGAACGTCGCGGGGACGCCGGTCAGCTCCGACCAGGCGTGGCCGTGCGCGCTCGGGGCATAACTCGTCGGCTTGTTCGTGACCTGCGACCAGTCGTGAGTGTGGGCGGCCGGGGGCAGGGACGTGGGCGCGTCGGTGATCTGTGACCACGTGTGCGTGTGCACGGACGGCGGGAACGTCGCAGGCTTGCCGGACAGGTTGGCCCAGTCCACATTCGAGATGAGCGGCGTCCACGCCGTGTCGTTCCAGAACTCCCACCGGCTCGTGTCGGCGTTGTAGCCGAGCATCCCGAAGCGCGGAGAAGTCGGGCGGGTGCTGGTGTTCCACGCGCCGACGCGGTGTCCCACGAACGGGCGGATGCGGACGATGTCCCCGGCCGCGATCGAGGTGACATTCGCGTTGACCGTGATGGACGCGAGCCCAAGCTCGAAGATGCCCGTGTCGGTCTGGGTCAGGGCCGGGGGAGTCGTCGAGCCTGCGGTGCCCTGCTTCACCGCCAGGACGATGCTGTTCAGGGACGGGTCGAGGCGCAGGATCACACGGTCGACGCGGACGGACGTGCTCGCGGCCGGGATCGCGACGACCTCGGTCGCGGTGGACTGCGCCATGAAGCCCCGCAGGAAGGCCAGGCCCGCCGACACGTTGAGGTTCATGCCGGTGCCGGCGGTGACCTGGAAGCCCGAGGACGAGCCGAAGGAAGCGACGACGCCCGAGTCCTGGAACTCGCGGAACATCTGGCTGTACTGCGTCTCGGTGACGACCTGGGCGTCAAAGGGGTAGGAGGTGATAGCCAAAGGGGGAACTCCTTAGATGGCCGCGCCCGCGTCCTCAATGACCAACTGCGACAGGGAGCCCGGCAGGAAGCGGACCATGCCGTAAGTCGCGGCGGCTCGGCGAGTGCTGAGCGTGACGCCGACCGTGATCAGACCGGCCGGGGGGTTGTTGATGTAGCAGTTGATGTCTAGGCCGGTCGCCGTGTTCGAGTCGTCGTCGAAGGTCGTGCTGAATGCGTCGCCGACGAGCGTGCTTGTAGTGGAGACCGTCGATCCGGCAGCCCAGCGGACGCAGGTATAGGCGCCCTGCTTCGCGTAGCGGAGGCTGGCGTTATCGCCCGTGCCGTCTGTGTCGATGGCCGCGATCCTGAGTACGGCCTTGTAGCAACGGCCTGCCTCGGCCGTGAATTGCTGCGTGTAGACCACGGTCGCCGTGTCGCCGATGTACGACGAGGTGGCGAGCGTCTGCATGGCGAGGACGCCCTTCGCGGCTTTCTCGTTGAAGGCCGAGGTCCGCCAAGCCGTCCAACCTGCGGCGTCGTTGCCTGTACGCGTCCACTCCTCGACTGTGGTCGGGCTGAGCCGTAGCCACGTCTGGTGAGCGTAGGTACTGCCCACGGGATGGACCGTGCGCACGGTGCCGTACTTGCCTCCGTTGCCGAAGGCCCACCCGCCGGCAGCGGCCTGCGTCTCGTTCATCGTCATCGTGGACACGCCGTAGGGGTACGCGCCCGGTAGTGAGCTTTGGGTGAAGCTCGCGGGGTTCAACTGCGCGTCGAAACCGACCTGCCGCCAAGAACCCCAGCCCGAGCTGTTGCCGGCGCGCGTCCACGTCTCGGGAGTCGTGTCACTGCCGCCAACCCGTTGCCACGTCTGCGAGGCGTTGACGCCTACTCGGCGCGTGGCGAGGATTCCCCACTTGCCACCGAACTCCCAGCCACCCGAAGTCGCCTCGGTGTCGGTGATGTAGACAGTCGAGGTCCCCTCCGGGTAGGACGAGACGGCTGTCGACTGAGTGACGGCGGAGGCCGTCAACAGGTGATCGAAGCCGACCTGCCGCCAGGGCGACCAGCCGCTCGTATTGCCACCGCGGACCCACATCTCATGGGCCGTCGTGTTCGAGTGGACGCGGCGCCATGTCTGCGTAGCGTCGCCGCCGGACCACACGCGGGTAGTGACGTACCCCCACTTGCCGCCGAAGTCCCAGCCGCCCGAAGTGGCGGCAGTGGCGCTCAGGTAGAACTCAGTCGTCTCGCCCTGCGGGTAAGCCGTGGGCGGCGTGGCCTGCGTAATCCCGCCCGGCTCGATGACGCGGGGGCCGGGCGGGGTGGCCTCGGCCGTGCGCTCCAGCGACGAGACGCGCGACTCCAAATCCTTCTGCGCGGCAGCCGCCGACGCGTCAGGGGAAAGCGGCGTCGGGTCGCCCAGGGTGGCGCCGAGCCGGTAGCCGTCCGAGTCGACCTTCAGGACCATGCTCGTGACGACGGCCGCCATCTCGGAGCCGCCCACGATCACGGACACCTTGTCGCCGAGGAACCAGTCCACGCCGAAGTCGAGCGCGCTGTCTTCCATCGGTACGGCCTGCGCTGCCTTGACGGTCGTGCCGCCATCGGCGAGGGCCTCCGTGCCCTTCTGCGTCAGCTCGGCCGTGTCGGTCGAGGACCGCTCGTCGATGAACGTCTCGATCCGGCGGCCCCAGTCCGTCTCGGCCGCGATCGAGTCGGCGTTGTCGACAGGGACGAAGAGGCGATTCGAGCCGTCTCCATCGCCGCCGACGATTACTCGAGTTTTTGCCGGCGTCGACACCGACACCCGCTGGCCCGCGAGCGTGTTGTTCACGACGCCGAGCCGGGCCTCCGCTGTGCGGTCGGCTACCGCGTACGTCTCGAAGACGAGGTTCGAGCCTCGCTGGACGATGCGGAAGCCGAGGCCGTTCGGGTCGGCCAGTTCCTTGCACAGCTCGCCGAGCTGCTGGAAGCGGGGGGACTTGCTGACGATCGAGCCGCGCAGGCCGTTCGTGCCCATGATGAGCCCGGCTCGGCGCCGGTTGGTCGGGGCTCCGGGGCCGCAGTTCGCGTTGACGTAGTAGTGCATGAGCGACTCGGCCGTGTCGGTCCGGTCGTCGTAGGCACGGCTCTGGGTGGCGGCGTCCCCGTTGGCCGGGTCCGGCCAGGCGAGCATGTCCGCCAGGATGATCGTGTCGTCCACGCCCTCGACGGTCAGCGTGCCGAGAGGGTCGGTCGCGGTGACGGCGTTCTCCGTCTTCGTCACCGGCCCCGAGAAGAGGACATCCGTAGGGCCGGTGACGATGATGCCCGCGCCCGGCGTGGACAAGACGGCGGCGAGCGGATGCTCCGCGTTGATCTGGAGCTTCCAGGTACCGACGTTGTTGTGTACGTCCTCGGCGTCCATCGTCAGGAGATCCGCAGGGATGGCGCCGACGCGCGTCAGGGTCTTGTCGCGTACCTCGACGAGGAGATCGTCTTGTCTCACTAGATCACCACCCACTTACGAGGCCGCCAGGAGCACACGACCTTTGAAGCGGACGTGGTGTTGAGGAGTGAGGCCGTTGCCGTCGAGACGCCGGGCGGGACCGACCAGAAGTGCGGGGCGGCAGCCAGCGACGCGTACCGGTTCGCTCCGGTGCCGTCCTTGACCGTGCCCGCCCCCATGTCGACGATCAGCTTCTGTCCGGCCGTGAGCGTCCCCGTCCAGTGCAGAGTTTTGCCGGTCGCGCTGATCGCCTTGAAGTTGTCGCCCGGCCCGGTCACCTCCCATACAGGGAAGGCGTTCACGTCGCCCTCGTTGGAGAGCTGTACGGCGCCGATCGCCTGTGACGAGGCGAGCGGCATGGACGACATGGACGACAGGAACGCGCCCGCCGAGGCCCCGCCGAGCGGAACCGTCTGCGGGGACTCGGCGAGGAAGTACGGGCTCGGCGCCCGCAGCGTGATGACGGTCTGCACGTCCCGCGCGCTGGTGCCGGCGTCCATCTCGCCGCCACCGATCCAGGCGACCGAGGTAGACCAGCGCACGCCCCCGCTGTCGATGTACGTCAGCGTGAGACCGCTCTCGTCCGCCAGGACCCGCGCGAGGCGAGTCACCAGCCCGGACAGGTGCGCCCTGTCCCGTCCCACGATGTCGAGGGGTATGTCGATGTCGCGGGGGAGGACGCGCCGCCCACGGTAGGCGGCGCCGTCCCCTGCGCCTTCGAGCCACTGAACGGAGAGCTGGGGCAGGCCCAGGCCGGTTGCCCCGGCGAGGGCCTGAAACCCCAGCCCATCCGTCTCGAACCCGTCCAGGCTGAGCCTGTCCGAGGCCGAACTCAGTTCCAACTTCACCAGCCGACCATCCTTGCCCGCGAGGCAGCCGCGAACAGCTCCTCCTCGGACGAGAGGGAGCTTCCGGAGCCTGCGTAGTAGTTGAGAACCTTCGTCACGGCCTGGCCCGAGCCAGCCGCCGAGAGGCCGCCAGAGACAGCGGCCGTGACCTCGCGGGACGCCCCCGAAGTGGCGCTCGACGCGAGCGCGTTGGTTGCACGCTCGACGCGGGCCCGCTCGTCCTCGACGCCCAGGCCAAAGCCCTTGCCGACAAACGAGCCGAGCTTGCGGAACAGTCGCGAAGGGCTGTGGATGTCGAGGGCCTTCTTGATGGCGTTGACCATCGCGTCGGCGATCTTGAGCATCTGCGCTTCGATCTTGTCCTGCTGCGCTTCGAGGCCCTTGACGAGACCCTCGGCCGCCTGAACTCCCGCGTCGTACATGTAGTGCGAGGCGGTGGACCCGGCGCTCTTGGCGTACTTCTCCAGCTCCTTCTGGAGGTCGTTGATCTCAGACACGCCGGACGCGCCCGCGTTGGCGATTGCCTCGGCTGCGGCGAGTCCGGCCTCCGGTCCGGCCATGGCGATTTGATCGAAGGTGGTCTGGTTCAGGCCGAGCTTCTTGAGCTTCGCCAGTACGGCCGCGAAGCGCTTGGCCTCCTCGACCGCGTTCTTCAGCGCATCCGAGATGCCGCTGAAGGTGGCCTCCTTGACCTTCGTCACGTCGCCCGTGTCGATGACCCGATCCGCAACCTGCTTCGCGTAATCGCTCATCTGCTCGCGCAGCTTGTCGAGCTTTTCCTGAGCCGCCTTGAGCTTCTTTGCCCCGGCCTCCCACTGAGCGGCCAGCTTGAGAAGCTGAGCCCGGTCCTTGTTGATCCGGTCCTTCAGACCCTTCGAGGCGTTCTTCGGGATCTTCGCAGTCAGCTCGTTAAGCGACTTCTTGACGTTGGCGTACTGAGATTCCAGACCCTTGATCAGACCCGAAATGATCAGCCGACCGGCGTTATAGAGGAGCTTGGCGTCCTTCGGAGCCGGGCCCTTCCAGTCGGTCAGCTTGCTCGTCAGGTCGCCGAGGGTGCTCTTGACCGAGCCGAACATCGACTTCAGACCGTCGATCAGGCCAGTGATGATCTTCTTGCCTGCATCGACAAGCAGAGACTTGGCGTCGCCGAAGATCTGCTTGACGTTCCCTGGGAGATCCTTGACGAAGTTGACGCAGTCCTTGATCTTCTGAGAGAAGACCGTCTTGACCGCTTCCCAGGCGGTACCCGCCTCGGACTTGATCTTCGCCCAAGTCTCACCGAAGAACTTGATGATGGCTTGCAGGGCCGCGCCAGGGGCAGCCTTCAGGTTCGCCATGAACGTGTCGAAATTGGCCTTCGTCGCGTTCCACACGTTTATTGCTGCGGTCCTGATGGCGCCCCAGGAGTTATCCCAGAGGCCCTTGATCGCGGTCAGGATCTTCTTTCCGGCACCGAGAATGCCGATGTTCATGAAGACCATGAACAGACCCTTGATGGTGTCCCAGAGCCCGGAGAGGAACGTCTTTACGCCGCTCCACATCTGCTTCAGGCCGTCGAGGGCCATGCCCCAGTCGCCCGTGATCAGGCCGACGAATACACCGACGATCGTCTTGAAGTAGCCGACGATGAAGTCCCAGACACCGACGAAGATGTCCTTCAGGCCGGTGAGGACATCAGCCACACCCTGAATCGCCATGACGAGCGAGTCGAGGAAGAGGCCCGCGATGAACTCGATAGCGGGCGCCAGTATCGGCATCAGGAAATCGACGATCGCGAGGAGCGCCTGAAGGAGCGGCTGAACCGCTTCCATGACAGCGCTGAACGCTTCCCCGATCTTCGGCAGGAATTCGGCGGCGAGTGACTGAATCACGGGGATCAGCGGAAGAATCGCAGCCGTGAGGATCTGCATCAGAATTTCGATAACCGGCTGAAGTGCAGCCGACATCATGGCCAGGGTCTCGACGATGATCGGGATAATCGGGGCCAGGCCCGCGACGAGAGCCTCGATCAGCGGAACGAGCGCCGTGACAACCGCCATGATCAGCGGAGCCAGCGCGGCGACGACGCCGCCCAGGGCCTCGCCGAGGAGACCGATCAGGGGCTCGATCGCCGGGGCGAGCATCGTGAACGCCTCGGAGAGGGGCGTCAGGACGGCCGCGACCAGCGGGCCGAGCATCGTCAGGAACGAGCCGACCAGGGACAGAGCCGCGCCGAGGGCCTGGCCCAGCGGGGCCATCGCGGGGGCGAGGGCTTCCACTGCGGCCTGTACGCCGTCGAAGAGGCTGTAGAGGCCGACGAACACCTCGGGCTGGTTCAGTGCGGCAGCGATGGCGCCGACCGCCGTGCCGAGGATCGTGCCGACCTGCGGCAGAAGGACCGTCAGTTGTGTGGCGAACTCACTGAAGAACGCCTTCACTTCGGCGCCGCCAGTGGACGCCATGTTGGACATCGCGTCATGCGCGGCGGTGAACAGCCCGACGAGCTTGGCCTGTACGCCACTGCTGTCGACGGCCTCGTGAACCCCGGCGAGGGTCTGGCGGATCATCCCGAGCGTGGAACCGCCAGCCTCGGAGGCTGCGCGGGAGATGCCGGCGAAGATGCCGCCCACCTCGTACAAGATCCCGCCGAGATCCTTCAGGGCTTGGATGCCCTGGTCGATCTCTTCGCGGAGGCCGGACTCACCCTTCTTGTTGAGCCAGGCGTTCGCCTTCTCGGAGACGTTCACGAACCACTGCGCGAGCTGGGGAAGGTAGCCCGCGCCGACCTCGCCCAGGATCTTGATCATGTTCGCCCAGGTGTCAGTTCCACCCGTGGCGATCTCGATCGACTTCGAGAGGTCGTCGAACATGCCGCCCAGCGCGGGGGCGAGACTGGACTGAATGGCGGTGGCGAATCCGCCGAAGAACGAACCGAGCTGCGTGGAGGTCTTCCCGAACCCGGCCGTCAGCTCGGGCAAGAGACTGTCGATCAGGTCCCGGATCGGCGCCTTGGCCTTGGCCCAGAAGTTCTCGCTGATCAAGTTCTGAAGCTCAGAGAACTTACCCTTGACCTCGGGCAGAACCTTGTTGAAGTCCTTGAGGGCCGCGACCGTGACGCCAAGGCCGATCGCCATTCCGCCGAGAATTCCCGGCAGGGCGAGGGAGGTTGCCCCGATCTGCGCGAGCGAGGCGGACATCGTGAAGAGGTTGCTCGCAGCCGCGATGCCCCAGGACGACAAGCCCGCTATCGCGGTGGCCAGGGTGCCGATGATCGGCGCCGACCGGTCGAGGTTCTTGATCATGTTGCCGAGGCGCTCGAACATGTCGCCCAGGACGCGGGCGCCCGAGAGGGCTTGCAGCATGGCTACAGCCGTTGCGGCGGCCGAGACCTTCACGCGCGGGACCAGCTCGACGATCCGGTCCCGCGAGAGGACCGCCATGTGAGCGATCGTCGCGAGGATGCCGCCTCGGGAGACCTCGGGCTCGATCGTCGCCTTGAGGCCGTCGATCTTCTCCTGAAGGTCTTCGATGTCCCGCTCGACCTTGCGCTTCTCCATCGCGTCCAGCTCGGGCGTGATCTTCGCCTTCAGCTCCCGCATCTGCTCGAAGGAGGCTTCGAGCTGCCGCTTCGTCTGCGCGACCATCTGCTCGTCGAGCTTCGGCCGGACGCGGATCGCGTCCATCTGCGCCTGAATCTCGTCGCGCGCCTTCTGCGCGGCCCCGCGATCCGCGGTGACCTTCGCCTGAATCTCGGCGTTGAGGATGGCCTTCATGTCGGCCTGAGCGGTCAGGAGAGACCGCTTGTCCATCTTGACCTTGATCTCTTCCCGGCCCAGTTCGGCGAGCTGGTCTTCGATCTGCTTCAGGGCGCCCTCGACGGAGGACATCGACTTCTTGTCGACCTGAAGGTCAAGGGTCAGATGCTTTTCGAGGCGGGCTCGTGCCTTCTGGAGCGACTTCTCGTCCATCTTGACCGAGAGGTCGATCTCCTTGAACTTCGCGAGTTCCGCGTCGATCCGCGCGATAGCGGCCTTCACGGAATTCGTGGAGCGCGGGTCGAACTTCAGCTCCAGGCGGAGGAGCTGTTGCAGCTTCTTGCGCTCGGATTCGAGGGATTCCCGGTCGAGCTTGACCTTGATCTCGACGGCGCGGAGGTTGGAAAGCTCGCGGTCGATCTGGTTGATGGCGGCCTGCACGGAGGACTGCGAGTCCTTGTCGACCCGCAGCGTGATGTGCCGGATCTCGTCGAGGCGCTCCTCGAACATGTCGACGGCCGCGTTCAGGTCGTCGGTGTTGATGCCGATCTCGACATCGGTCTCGCCGAGGGCCTCGATCGCGGCGCGGACCTTGGCGACCGCAGCCATGACCGAGCCTTGCGAGTCGAGGTTCACGCCGACGTGCAGGTCCGACAGCTCGCTCTGTGCGTCCTGGCTGGCCTGGCGGGCTGCCTGCACGAGCTGACGGCCGGTCGCGTTGAACACGATCTTGTGCTGACTCGCACGGGCCTGGTACTCGCGGGCCGCCCGCTTGACCTCGCTGGCCATGCCGTTGAGGTCGAGCTTCGTGTAGAAGCGGATCTTGCGGGAGTCCGTCTTCTTGTTGTCCGCGTTGATCGAGCGGACGATTTCGAGAACGTCCTTGCGGGCGCCGGCTGCGTCGGCCTTCGTGCGGATCGTAAGCGCGAGATCGTTCTCGATCTTTTCGAGCTTCTTCTTCAGGTCTTCCTTGAAGCCGGACGTGTCCGGCATGACCTTGACCGCGATCCGGCCGACTATGTTCGCGTCCGACACCCAGTTACCTCCGCTGGAAGTGCTTGTAAATCTCCGCGACCGAGCGCGGCTTAATGGCCTTGTTCTTCTTCTTCTCGGCCTTCTTCGCCTGCGGCCTCGGATAGGCGGGGATCTTCGGCGCTTTGCCCTTGCCCCACTGGCCAGTTGCGCGGGTGTTCTGGTTGATCGCGTCGAAGAGGTCGGCCGACATGTGCCGGTCCTGACCCCAGCCGAAATGGTCACGGCCGCCGGACGCGAGGGCGACCGTAAGGGAGGTGTCGGGAAGCCTCTGTACGAGGAGAAGGACGAGTGCAGGGGAAGGGCCCCGGCCCGCTATCACGTCGGCGAGGTTGATGCCGAAATGGAAAAGCAGGTCCGGGTAAATGCCCTCTCCGTACTCGTCGATCAGTCCTGCGAGGCCGAGGCTTCCCCCGCCTGGGTGCTCTCGCCGTAGTGGCCGAAGATCTCGGCGAGGACCGCGAGGTCACCGCCCACGGCTTCGAGGAGCTTCTCGGCGGCCTTCTCGGACTCGGCGATCGTGCGAATCGCGTCGGACAGAAGCGCGGCCTGGTCGGCGTCGTCGGCGCTCATCTGCTCCTGAAGGGACAGGAGCGCGTCACGGCGAGCCTTCGGCAGGCGCAGCGGGTTGAGGAGACGGACAGTGTCCTCGCCGAGGGTGATGTCGGTCGAGCCGTACTTGCGCTCAGCGGCGGCGCGGATGTCGTCGAGGGAGTAAGAAGCCATGGGGTTGCGGACCTCCAGTGAGAAGAACAGGGAAGGGCTGCGGACCTGAGAGAGAGGGGTGAGCCCGGCGCGGGCGGGTCCGCAACACACCCGCGCCGGGAGCTATCAGGCGGCCTGGCCAGCCACCCAGGCAGTGCCGTTCCAGTACGCCTTCGAGCCGTCGCCGAGGACGACGTGCTGACCGGTGGTCCACGCGCTCGTCGGAGTGGCGATGACACCAGCCAGACCGGCCAGGTTCGCCGGGGCGACAGCGCCGTCCGGACTGAAGGCGCCGGGGCTGCCGGCGGATGCGCCGGTCGCCAGGGTTCCGCCGAGAGGCGTGATGGCGTAGGTCCAGACGTTCGAGCCGTAGGCCATCGGCTTCACGCCGAGCGGCAGACCGGCGAGAGACTCGGTGTCCGAGATCGCCATGTCGTCAGCGCGGTAGATCTCCGCGCGGGGGGCGTAGAAGGCGAAGTGGTTCTCGCCGTCCACGAAGACCGCCAGGAACCCCGCCTGAGTCGGCTCCGGGTCCGTGGGGACACCGACCGAACCGTCCGGCAGGATCGGCGCGTTCGCACCGAAGTAGAGCTTCAGCGCGGCAGTGTCGAACTGCTGAAGCGTGAAGGTCATGGTCTCGGTCCGCGCGCTGTACTTCGTGCGCAGGGACTTGTTCTGAAGCGACCCGATCGTGGTCGCCTCGCCGCCCTCGGACGTGATGCCGAAGATGTCCTCAAGGGACGTGTGCCCGACGTTCTGCCACGGGGAAGTGGGCGTCAGGAGATCCGCCGGCATGGCGGTGCCGACCGGGGCCGTCAGGTAGTTACCGGAGCCGACGACAAGAGTCGCGTCATCGTTGATCGCCAAGAGGCTGCATCCTTACTCGCGCACGACGAAGGCCCGGCACCCCGCGATGGGGTCCGGGCCTTGCGTGAAGGGAACTGTTAGGGGGTGTAGGGGCGAGTCCGCGGCTTGCGGATCTGCACGTCGTAGATCGACTCGTAACGCCAGATCCCCGTAGGGAGGTCGGCGTACTGGACGGGGCCCGTCGCGGTCGCCCAGTCCGTGGCCCGTCTCGGCGCGGAGTTCAGATCCACGCGGATGATGTGGCCAAGGCGGGGATAGACCTTCTGGTTCAACCAGGCGTTCCGCATGACGACGCGGACGGCCTCGCCGAGAACGGCCGCGTCTTCGTCCCCGTTGGGGTCCGGCGCGAACGTGTTGACGACGATGCGGGCCGCGTCCGTGAAGCGGGTGTCGCCCTGCCACTCACCCCATGTCGGGTCGCGTCGGACCAGGACGAGAGGGAACGTCTCGTGTGCGTCAACGAGGGACTTCACCCGGACGCCGGGCAGGCCCTCGCGCAGCACCGCGAGAAGGAGATCCTCGACAGGCGACAGCTCCGCCATGGCCTTGATGTGGTCGGGGAGTCCTGCCATCAGTCGAGGTGCACCTTGCCCTTCCGCTTCTTGGGCAGGTTCGCCGCGCGGGCCAGGATGAACAGGCCATCGGATGCCGGCATTACGTCGAGGTAGGTCGAGCCATCCTTGCGCTTGCGCACAACCACGGATTCGGCGCGGCCGTACTCGATGGACAAGGCGGCCTGCTTGCCGCGCTCGTCGTCGAGGATCACGTACTTGTCCACGTCGCCGTCCTCAACGTCGATCGACGCGTGCCCCTCTTGGCGGTGCTGGAGAAGCAGGGCCTCGGCTCGCGCGGCCACCTCGAAGCGGGCCTCGTCGATCGAGTCCTGAACGCCGGGCAGGAGAGCGACGAGCTTCTCAAGCTGTCGCCTCCCCTTCCGGTTGTAGATCTCTGCCATCAGGGCCGCTCCCGGATGTCGATCGACCAGTGCCGCGTGCGGCGCTCGCCGTGGTGGTAAGCGGGCGGCGTCACGATGTCCCACATGCGGCCCTGGTACTCGACGCGGGACCACAGGGTGACGCCCTCGACATGGGCGTCCACGATCATCCGCGTCACGTTGATCTGCTGTTGGCCGGGGACCTCGGCCTTGCCGCTTCGCTGGGGGATGAAGGCGGCCTTGACCGTGACGGGGCTGTCCTCGTCCACGGTGATCACCGTGTTGCCCCGGTTGTCGATGACTTCCTTGGTCCGCCATACGCGGGCCGTCTGGCCGCGCCTGCGCTGAACGCTCACCAGGGGCTCACCGCGTCACCGAAGAGGGGGAAGGTGTCGCCGCCGTAGTCCACCGGCACGTGTCCGCCGGCATCACGATGGGGGAGCTTCGTGCCCCACGACGAGACGGCCACGCTGGAGATGCCGCGCTTGCGCCCGGCGAGTTCCTCCAGGAGCCGGATCTCCTCGCGGGTGAAGTAGACGGTCCCGGCGTCACGGCCGTGGGCGTCCGACCATGCGAGCGTCTCGTCCCCGGCCCGGCTCTGCGTGTAGCCGTTGGGGTTGCGTAGGTACCGCGCTGCTGACTTCAGCACCAGCGTGCGCACAAGGCGCGGCGCCGACTCCTCGGGCCACTCGCGGCCGTAGGTGGCGGCCATGTCGGACGCGTCTTCCAACGCCCCGGCTGCGATGCGCAGCTCGTCGGGGTCGAGGTCCCAGTCGAGGCGGCCCTTCAGCTCGTCGAGGGTTGCGTAAGCCAAGCCCCGACCTCCTTTCCGAACGGCCGGGGGGCCGCGCTCCCGGTCTGCCCCAGGTCACGCGGCCCCCCGTTCACGATCAGGCGTTGGCCGGGTCGGTCTCAGCCTTCATGCCGGTCGGGGTCCACACCTTCGCGTCCGAGACGCCGGTGATCGTGGCCAGCTCGGACGAGGCCGCCGGGTAGTTGGACGCGCCGTCGAGGGTGAGCTTGATGCCCCGGACGAAGTGCTCGCCGGTCGAGACGATCTCCTTCTCGTTGACCGCGTCCCAGCCGACCAGGACATCGGTCACGGAGCGGAAGCCCGCGTAGGTGTTCACGACCGAGCGGTCCTGCATGTAGAGCGGGTCGTAGTCGCGGACCCACCGCAGGGCGATGGACTCGAACGAGGTGGTCGCGCCGTAGGGAACGGACTGCGGGACGCTCGGCGCACCGGACAGGAAGATGAACGCCGAGGACGCGAAGGCGTACGCGGCATCCGCAGGGATGGTCTGGTCGACGACGATGCGGAAGCCGAAGCGCTCACCGATGGTGGCGGTGCGGAGCGCGGTCTCGGCCTCGCTGTCGCCGACGTTCTGCGCGAGGTTGAGCTTGTCGTCGTTCAGGAGCGCCGACTCGAACTCCGTGCCGACCAGAAGGTAACGGCCCTCCTTCGGCGCGTGGAAGGCGTTCAGGACCCGGCGGGCCTCGATCAGCGCGCCGCGCAGGTTCGCGGCCGTGTTGCCGATGACGGCGTTGTACGCCTGGCCGGTCAGAAGGTTGACGGCCCGGCGCTGGAGACCGCGAGCGACCGCCTTGGACTGCGGACGCAGGAGCTTCGACCAGTTGTCGATGTCGAAGTCGTTCTGCTCGTCGGTGAGCTTGACGGCCGAGTAGACGTTCCCGCCGAAGGTGACAGCGATGGTCCGCTCGCTGTACTCGTCGAAGACGATCGGCGAGGTTCGGTCGTTCCTCCACCCGTAGTCGTGGAACGGGAGGATTCCCTCCACCTTCATCGAGATCGTGTCGTTCTCGGCGCCCTTGAACTGGTCAACGCCCTGCTTCTGGAACAGGTTCGGGATGACGAGTTCCTGCTCCAGCATGCCGACTGCGGCGTTGACGAGCTTCTGCGGCTTAACGACCTGATGCTGAGGGGTGGGCAAGGTGCTACCTCCGGGGGCATGAAGAAACCCCCGGCCGAGTCAGCACGGGGGTTGAGTAAGGGGGGTCATCGGGGGCGCTAGAAGCGCCGTGAACGCCGCGCGAGCTTGCGCGGGTCCATCTCGCCGTCGTCCTCGTCGTCGGACGGCGTGAGGCCGCCTCCCAGGGCGGGAGGAGCGGCAGGGGTGACGAGTGCCTGAAGGGCCTTCGCGTCGGCTTCCAGCTCCTCGGGAGTGGTGCCGCGCAGGCGCCCGGCCAGCTCCTCGGGAAGGTCGTACTTCCGGGCCACGGACGCGACGACGAGCGAGTGCTCCAGATCCGCGTTCTTCTGCTTCACGTCGGCGAGGGCGGCCTCGAACTCCTCCGGGCTCTTGGCCCCAGAGAGCTTCGTCTCGGCGTCTCGCAGTCGAGTGCGGTAACCGGCCGCCTCGTTGCGGACCTTGGCCAGCTCCTTGCGGGCCCACGGAGGAAGCTGGTCTTCCTCGTTGGTGGACTCGCCGCCGGCACCAGCCTTGTCGTCCGGCTTCTGCTCGTCGTCCGGCTTCTGCTCGGGCGGAGTCTCGCCGGGCGGGTTCTCGCCGCTCTTGTCCTCGGGCTTCTCTTCGGGCACTTCACGCCTCCGGGGTCGTGTCAGTGGACTGCCGCGCCTCCAGGGCTGCGGCTCTCTGCTTCTTGCGGATGAACCGGCGCCAGACGCTCACCGCGGCCTTGCCGGAATGGCCCTTCGTGACCTCTGGCCACAGGGCCTCGTACTGCCGCGAGAGCGCGGTCAGTTCGCTCGACTGGTACTGATCCCGGCTCCAGACCGGCATCGCGTAGCAGTGGCAGTTGTCGTGATAGCGGTCGCCGTCGTTGAACGTGGCGGACTCGCGGCTCTTGTAGACCGGCCCCCGGCTGATCAACATGGCGCACCAGCCGCACGGGGTGCCCGTGCGCGAAAGACGCACGTAGCCCAGGGCCCGCCGGTCGCGGGTCATGTGCGTCCAGTTCGATGACCGGCCGCCGTTCATCGCGATGCGCGAGGCGGCTGCGGCCTGCTGTGCGCCTGCTTGCCGGTGAGACTCGTCAGGGTCGGCGTCTTCGAGGGACATGCGCCGGTCGAGGTTCGCGGTACCGAGGGCTTCCAGCGAGATCCGAAGTTCCTCTTCGGCCAGGCGCTCGACGCGCTCCTCTTCCTCGCGAAGCCCTTCCAGCTCCTCGACGAGAATCCGTTCCCAGTCCTCGTCGTCGTCCTGGTCCTCGTCCTCGTCCTGGCCGTCGTCGTTGGTGCCGGCGACCTCGAGAATTTCTTCGTCGTCGAGGTCGTCCCCAGGGGTACTACCGGGCGCCTGGCCCGGCGTCTCCTCTGCGTTGTCCTCGGCGGGTCGGGCGGGCGAGGCTTCCCCGTTAGCGACGGTCGCGGCCTCGCCCCCCTGCTCTGAAGGCGGCGTGTAGGTGCCCGCCAGTTCCGCGAACTCGCGCCGCAGGTCGGCCAGAGTCACGTACGACGGTTCAGGGTGGTACGGGTCCGCGACGGTCCGGCCCGTCTGAAGTGCTCGGGCGAGCCGGTAGTAGGCGCGGGCCAGATCGCGGGACTGTCGGCGTCTGCCCATGACGAGCGTGATTGCCTTACGGAGCCAGGCGCCAGCGGTAGCCGCACGCCGCTCGACCGGCACATCCGCCCACAAGGCGAGGGCCTCAGCTGTGGTCTGTGCGCCGATCTGCGTCAGTGCGACGTGGAAGGCGGCCGAGACTTCATCGGTCTCGGCCTGCCTCGTCGCCTTGCTCATGCCGCCGCCGCGACGGAATCCGCGGTGACCGGTTCAGGCGTAGCGCGCGTGAGAGCGGAAGCGAGCTGACCCACCGAGTCTTCGTCCTCGGCGAGTTCGTCCCACTCGTCCAGCTCGGTTTGCGTGACGTTCGGGACGCGCTTCCACAAGCCCTTCGCCGGGATGCCGAGCTGCTCGCGCAGCTTGCCCAGTGCGTCAGCGGCCTGCGCCAACGAGCGCTGTTCCATGTCGCGCCAGATCACTTCGCCCTTGAAGTCGTCCTCGCCGCCCGCGCCTTCCAGCTCGGCGGCCAAACGGAAGACCCTCTCCCAGGCTTCTCCGAATGCCGTACGGAACTCCTGAATCTTGCGGCTGAGCGCCGTCTCGGCGGCCTGCAAGGCTTCGGCCGAGAGGTTGGCGATCTGTCCAAGTAGGTGATGCGGGGGCACCTGCGCAACGGCGCTGAGGTGCCGGATGCTCATGTCGATCGAGTCGATGAACCCGCCGAGCGGAGTCTCGTCCAGCGACCCGAAACGAACGTCCGGGTCCTCGGCGAAAAGGAAGCGCTTGGCGTTGTGGTTGATCGGCAGGGGGATCGGGTTGCCCTGCTCGTCGTAGACGACCTCGCCCGTCTCCGGGTCGCGCTGGACCGGCGGGGCCATGCCCGTCACGGTCCTGACCTTCGTGCTGCCGTACGACTGCGCGAGCAAGAGGTCGAAGATCGTCTGGTTGATCCGGTTCTGCAACGGGATCATCGGCTCGACCACGCCGACCGTGCGGCCTTCCAGGTCGACCGACGCAGCGAAGCGGGTCACGGGGCATTCGCTCGCACCGTGGCGCTTGCCCTTGCCCACGCGGACGCCCTCGGCGTCGTCGAGTGCCTTGAAGGTGACCGCGTGCTCGAAGCGGCCGTCCCACATGCGGGCGGTGCCGGCGGACTCGCCCGAGGGCCAGGCCGTCACGGTCAGCGCCGCATACGGGGTGTCGTCGTTCGCGGGGTCCTCGTACAGGGCGGCCGTCCGCAGCGCGGACAGGCCCTTCGTCAGGACTACACCCTTGACGCGCTCGGTCAGCGTGAACGAGTGCCCGTACGTCAGCGCGCCCTTGTAGACGGCCGACTGCCGGGCGTCGAGGCGGGACCGCTGCCAGTGCTCCCACTGGGGGGACGCCTGGTTGGTCGCCGAGCCCGTCGAGTCCTCGTCGCCCGACCGGTAGCCGTCCACGTAGAGAGCCTGCGCCGGGGTGTTCACCAGGAGCGGCGTCCAGTTCGACACCGCCCGCTTCGCGAGAAGCCGGTACTCGTCGTCAGCCATGGCGGGCATGTACGGGTCGTCATGCCTGCCGTGGAGATAGTTGTCGATCCGGGTCAGCCGGTCTTTGTCCCGGCCAAGGATGGCGAGGAGCTGCACCGCCAGTGAGGCGGGCGTGGGTTCGGCCATGGTTCACCACCCTTGGGTCTCATGTTTACAGCGCTACAGGAAGAACCCTCGGCCGGTCCGCTTGCGGACCTTCTTGCCTCGGGCGCGGAGGTCGAACAGGGCCTCGTGCGCGAGCATGAGAGCCGCGTACGCGTCGACCTTCTTGGGCGACTCGCGGCCTTCCTTGCCGAAGCTCACGCCGTAGTTGTTCGTTCGGCGCCGCGCGTTCAGCACGTGCCGGCGGAGCTTGCGGTCGCCGTCGTGGGCGAGCTTGCGGTCGAAGATCGAGCGCATGAGGCGCTCGTTCGCGAGGGTCGACGCCTTCAGGCTGGTGCGCATGTCCCAGCCGATCGCGTCCTTGCCGGGCGCCTTCACGGCCAGGCCCTCGCCGTACAGCTCGGACCACTCGGAGATGTAGGACTCCCAGAGCGCCACGTCCGCGTACATGCCCTGCACCTCGAACAGACGGAAGGCGTCGTGTACGGCCGAGTCGACCTGTGCGCGGGGCACTTCCCAGTCCTTACCGGCCGGGCCGTCCGGCTTCTCCCACAGGCCGAGCACGAAGGCGCACATGTCCTTGACGCGCACGGCAACCAGGGCAGTGCTGTCGTCGCGGAGGCCGCCATCAAACCCGATCGTGATCTCGTCGCCGGGCTGGAGTTGCTTGTCGTCGTCCCTGAGAACGTCCCACTCGGCCGGGCCGAAGAGGGCGTCCTCGCTCGCAACGATCTGGTTCAGCCACATACGCCGCGAGCGGCTCGGCGCGATCGTCGTGTCGAGGATCGACTGAAGGATCGTCTCGACGCGCAGCCAGACCGCGTCACCCCGGATCTTCGGCAGGACGATGCGAATCGCCTCGGGCGTCAGGGGTGTTGCGGGGTGCGCCTCGATCGAGTCGTACATGAAGCCGATGTCGGCCGCGCGGCCTTCGAGGATCTTCTCGAATGCCTCGCGCATCTTCTCGGCCACGGAGTCTTCGCCGGGCAGGTACGCGTTCGTGATCGCCAGATAACGCGAGTCCTTCTTCGTCGCGTTACCGTCGATCGTCTCGTACATGCGGTCGCCGTTGTTGCCGGTCACCCAGTGGTGCGTCTCGTTCAGCACGGTGAAGGTGACTCGGCCGCCTTCGAGGGCGCGGAACGAGCTAGTGACCGCTTCGAGCCGCTGCCGGCCGCCGTTCGCACGGATCAGCTCGGCGCCCGCCTTGATGCCGTACGTCTCGATGAGCTTGTCGCTCATGAGGCTCGGCATCAGGGTCATGGTGTTGCGGGTCTGGTCGCGCGAGACGGCCGCGATCTGCACCCACGCCTGCGGGTGGGGCACGCCGACCGGCTGCCCGTCAGGGCCCCAGTGCGAGAAGCGGCTCGGGCCGACGAACTCGACGAGGCTGATCACGGCGAGAAGCGGGTCCTTGCCGTAATCCCCAGCCCTTGAGGCGCTGAAGGACTCCCTTGCGGTAGATGAAGCGGCCGGTGTCGTCGACCGCGTACCACCACAAGACGAAGCGGAGCTGCTCGCGCGTGAAGCGCCAGGGCCCGCTGTCCTCGGCCTTCAGGTACTCGGCGCACCATCCGGCGATCTGCCACCCGAGCGTGTGCTCGGGGAGCTTCCAGGAGCCGTCAGGCTCGCGGAGCCAGGTGGGGCCGAGGAAGGAGGGTTCGAGGGCGTCGATCTCTTCTGCGGTGAGGGCTGGAATGGGACTCACCTCCCCTCGGCGTTCGGGCCGACAGGGAGGGACTCACTCGGCGAGTCCGAGATCCTTCTTATAGTCGGCAATGGCGAGCACGGCCGCGGACTGCTCCTCGGGCTCGGGCTCATGCAGTTCGATGCGCACACGGCGCCGGTCGCCCTCGGCGACGAGGAGTCGCTCGAAGGCGCTGTAGATGGTCTGGAGCATCTGACCCGACCGCTTCCCCGACTTCTTGTAGAAGGAGAGGTCTTCGCAGAGGGAGTACGCGAGGGCCCAGTCGGACGCCTGGTAGAAGTCGGCTTGGCCGGACTCCTTCAGGGAGTCCCACAGGCGCTTCGCGATCGGATGCCAGGAGCGGTCGCCGTTCGGGACCTTCGTAGGCCGGGCGAGGCCACGCGTCACCGACTGGACATCGCTGCCCTTGCGTTCGCGTGGGCGGGCCAGGTCGGCTTCACGGTTGGGCACGGGGCCGGGCATGAGCCACACCTCCAACCCGCATGATCTTGCTGTGAGTTGTGTATCGTCAGCTTCAGCGCCCTGCACTCGGGGTGACTATCTCGGGCCTTGGCCCGTCGGGTGCTTGTCAGTGTGGCCGTGACCCCGTGACGCAGGGGGCATCTGGCCCCGGCAGGTAGCACCCAAGTGAGGGGCGGAACGAGCCGCCTCTGCTGCTGAGATGGAGGAACAGCTCAACCCAGGCGTTGGCACCGCCCGAGGATGATTGCGTGCGTCGGCAGTCTCTCAGTTCACGAACCACGAAGTCGGTGGTCGAACTGAGGCTGCCCGCTTCCAGTTCGACCCTCTTAGAACTGGAAGGCACTGAAGCAAGTGGACTGGAATTCCCTTACCTTGACCGTCCTTGCGGTCTTCGGTCTGCTGAGCCTGGTCGTAACGTTGCTCGTTCAGCTCATCAAGCAACTTCCCGAACTCATCCGCGCGGTGCGCGAGATGCTGTCCGCCCTCAAGTCGGATAGCGAGGGCGATGAGAGCACTACAGGTGCGGGGGAATCAGAACGTCCCGCCCGTCAGGAAGTGGGCGGAGAGCCAGGCCAGGAACGCGACTAGGACGAAGCGCCGCAGCCGGGTTGTCCGGTCCGGCACGGTGTCCTTCGCGGTGTGGAACCACTTCCAGACGTGCTCGGACAGGGTGTCGCCGGGCTGGCGCCGGTAGAGGGCCACGCCCTCGATTACGCAGAAGGCGGCGATCCATCCGACCCATGCGGCAGTGAACACGGCCACCTCCTTAGAGAAGCCCCGGATGGGCCTCCGTCCGCTTGAAGCGCTTGTCGATCCGGCGCCGCCGTGCGGCGAGTGCGAGGGCTCCCTCGCGAGAGGACTTGGCCTGGTGATGAAACCCGCAGAGTGCTCGTAGGTTGGTCTCTCGATGGTCATCACCAGGCACGATGTGATCTACGTCCGTGGCCGGTTCCTCGCAGCGCTGCCCGTACTGATCGCGGGCCGTGCAGCGGTTCCCGTCCCTGCGAAGGACGCGAAGTCGGATCTTCGGCCAATCCGCCGGCAACCTCTCGCGCCGGTCGGATGAAGCCCAGTTCGGCATCAGACCCCCAGGTCGAGGAGTGCCGCGTACGCGGTCGTCGCCTGCTGCACGACGACGCCGTTACCGAGGATCTGGAGCTGTTGTCCGCGCGTCAGGCCGGGGACGCCGGTCACGTGGCCGAGGGGGAGGCCCATGAGCCACTCAACCCACTCGACGGTTACACGGGGTCCGCCCTTGCGGCCCGGCTCGGTAGGCGGGGGAGCGGCGCGGCCGGTCACTTCCTCCCACTGCCGGATGGCGGGGAGGTACTCGCCCCACCAGTGCGCGGGAGACTGCGGCCCGTCCACCGCGGCTTCCGGCTCGCGGCCTTCCCGGATCGCGTCCGAGTAGGGGAGGAGGTAGCACGCCTCGTCGTCGAGCGTGGGGCCGTGACCACCAGCTCGACGTTCGTCAGGGTGACGGGCGCCGCCGTTAGTGCCCAAGTTCGCGGTCGGCGTCTTCAGGGGTCGCGATACAGAACCAGCGGTCACGGAGGTGAGGGGCTTGAGCTGCGGTAGCTCGTACGCACACCCATCGCGCGCTGTACCCGATCTCGGCCAGGTCAGCGAGGACGACTTCGAGCCCGCGCGTCCGGATGTTCGAGACGTTTTCCAAGAAGACGAGCTTCGGTCGTATGACGCGAATTGCGTCAACGACATTGACCCAGACTCCAGAACGAGAGCCTCGAATTCCAACCCGGTTCCCCGCAATCGAGATGTCCTGGCAGGGGAAGCCTGCGGTGATTACTTCGACCAGGCCGACAAGCTCGGTCCAGTCGATTTCGCGGATGTCGCCGAGGTTCGGAGCGTCCGGATACCTTTCGGCGAGGACTGCACTCGGGCCTGGCGCGGTCTCGGCGACGTACGCCACGCGACCGCTGACCAGGGGAGCTACAGCCATACCCAGCCCGCCGTAACCGGCGCAGAGTTCGAGGATCTCCAAGAAGACCCCCTCGCGAGCGAAGTACGTGAATACGTGCGTACGTACTTCGTCTTCATCAGGTGGCCCCTGCGGGGCCAAGCCTGCAATTCGCGAACGCGCGAATTACGCAAGGCGTCTTCATGCAGGCGAGCCCCGCCAGGGGCTCAAGCCTTGCGAGCCTTGCGACTTACGTACTTACACTTATAAGTCGCTAGTTGATCTTGATTCCGGAAAGACGAACGTACGTGACCTCGGTCACACTTCGGCGGCGCCCGAAGGGCGACGGCGGAGAAGTGCAGCGGCGAAGGAGTGATGCCGCCCGGAGGGCGGACAGCGTGAAGGCGGCGAGCGGCTGTGGCGGCCTGTCGGCCGCCCCTTCATGAAGACGCGAAGACGTACTTCGCTCAGCGAGCGCGACGCACCACCCCCCCGTTACGGTCGAGACATGGACGCCCCGGACGAGCCCCAGCCTCTTGCGATCGCAGTCGAGCTGCTCACGCTGTATCTCGGGCCAAACGGGGCGCTGGAGGCCCTGAACCACTGGGAGAGGAGGAAGGGGGACTGGGGAGGCAACGGCGAGGTGACGGGCGCCCTCGCCTTGCTGGACATGAACAAGCGACTCCTCTTCGCCCTGGCGCAAGCGAGCGACGCTGACGACCCAAACGCGTTCGCCGTGGGGTACCTGCAAGCGCTGGCTCGCGGCAGTGACGGCACGTGAGGCGCCCATTCTTGTGCAGTGCCGGCGGATGCCCTGCAGAACGTCTCTACCGCCGCTGACCTGTGGAAACGCGCGGCGCTGCGGGGTGCGCGCTAGCGATCACGTCGACCCTGGAACCGTGGCAGAATCCGAGCTGCTAAGACGTGGCGGCCGGGAAAGACGCCGAGCCGGGGTCATACCCCCACCCCTCCGCCCATGGCTGGTCGAATCGGACGCACGTCGACCAGGCCGGCCGTTTGGGTGTGAATCGGACATTGAAGCACCAGGCCGGCCGTCTAGGGGCACAAACGGACACACTTGCCCACATGCGTGCATCGAGTGTATGTCGGTTCGCATAGGCACGTCAGTGCACAGCAGCGCACACACAGGGCAGAGAGCACACAAGGGCACAGGGCAGGGCCAGGCAGCGCACACAGCGCACACCAGGCCAGAGCGGGCAGGTGCGCACGCGCGTATAGAGGCTAGGGACTGCGGCACCCCAGGGAGCGGCGAGAAACGGGGGGTTGTGGTGCGGTCGGTCGGTCGTGTTAAGGTGTGACCACACCACGACGAACGGCCCGGCAACGGGACGGACGGAATGGCACGCAGGACCGGGAAACCGCAGTTCACGCAAGGGGGTTGCGGAACGGACCGGGAAACGTGTTAAGGTGTGACCACACCACCGAACGGGCCGCAAGGTTCGGGAGGGAAGCGACCGGCCAACGGTCCGGGCGGTAGGACAATGGGAGTGCCTACCGCTGACCAGGCCAAACGCGAAACTCCACTCCGAGAGTGTGGTAAAGTTGAGACCACGCCGAACCAGCCCGGTTCGGCGAAACAAAGCGGCTGGTGTAAACTTGAGACCAGCCAAGCTCGAAGGGTAAGGTCACATGGAGTACGTGTTCAGCGACGCCGACCGCGAGTACGGCAAACGGGTCGGGGTCAAGAAGTCGGACGGCGACTTCAGGTGCTACCAGTGCATCGACTTCGCCTTCTACGAGGCGGAGGTGTCCGAGCGGGACGCCGAGGAGCGGTGCTCCTACTGCGGGGGGTTCGTCTTCATCACCCCCCAGGTGATCGCCCAGATGGAGGCCCCGAAGCAGGCCCGGCCGGTCAACCTCTCGAAGCCCGACGTGCAGCGGTTCGACCTGCTGTCCATCGCCTTCCACCTGCGGACCCGACTGGACGAGGTGTCGTACGCCTACGACAAGGCGCGTCAGCGGATCGCGGAGCTGGAAGCGCAGCTCGCCGACCGTGAGGACGCCGGTTTCGTCGAGACCGTCGACTACTAGGCCCCGGTGTAAACATTGACCCGGCCGCCCCTTCCCACACAGGGAGAGGGCAGGGGCGGCCCCTCTCTCGAATGCGAGGACACATGTACTCCGACTACCCCGCCCCTTCCGAGGAAGTGCTCGCCAAGTACGCGGCATACCTCGACGACGCTTACCGCTCCTGGCCCTCCTGGAAAACGGGAACGTACGGCACGGAAGACGAGTCGACGCACGTCGAGCTGTTCACCTGGCACGACGACCGAACCGGATGGATCGGCCACAAGTCGAACTTCGAGGTCGCCCGTGATCTGATCATCTGCGCCGCCGACGAGGGGCGCACGGACACGGAGGTGTCCGACGAGCAGGTCTACGAGTGCGGCGGTGGGTCCTCCGCCTGGGACGTGGCGCAACTCTTCGTCCAGGTCTACGAGGGCGGATGCCCCGAGGACTGCGCCGGCACCCATGGGCAGGAGTGTGCCCCGAACTGCGACCCGCTCGTGGATATCTGCTACGGGCAGGACTGCACCGGAGACTGCCACGGAACCCGCACCTACACCGCAGCGTTCCGTACGGCCGTCGCCCTGGTCGAGCACATCGAGCACGAGTACCCGTTCCTCGACGAGGACGACTACGACCAGCAGCGCCGCGAGGTGTTCGAGAAGAACCTCGAAGAGGCCCTCGACGACGTGAAGATGCACTTCCCGTACGACACCGAGGCCGACCACAAGTCCATCGTCGAGCTGGGGGCCGAGGCCCTGTACGACCTGGAGTACCGCGACGAGGACGGTCATGCGTCCTGGAACGAGGTGCGCGAGGCGTACGACGAGGCCCGCGACGAGCACTTCCTCGACCTCGGTCGCGCCTTCATGCGCAACGAGATCCCCGGCCAGCTCGCCTTGGCGGTGGCCGGTGCGTGAGGACATCGGCATCCCCGAGATGCGCAAGGTTCCCCGCCCGGTCTACCGCGACTTCGAGGTCCACCGTTCGCCGAGCCACCAGTGCGCCGTGATGTCCGAGCCGGTCCCGGCCCGCGAGATCAAGGGCGGTGACCAGATCATCGGCCTGGCCGCCAAGCCCTCGCGTTACCGGTCTGACGGTTGGCGAGTCGGCCGGGTCCTGATCAGAGAGACCCGCGAGGGCCGGACTCAGATCCGCATCGGCTTCTACGACGAGTGGATCACCTGGGAAGGCGACCCCGACACCCCGATCCCCGTCTACCGGCGCTAACCCCCTGTACTGCCGTCCCTCCCTGACCTCCCCCTCTCGGGGAGGGGCGGCCCCCAACACGCAAAGGCGAAACGCCCCTCGGGGCGTCAGCGGGAGGCGGTACCTCCCCTCTGACGATGCCAGCCAGCGTCGACCCCCAGCACACGAACGTGAGGACACATGGACCCCCAGGTCGAATCCGCGGTGAAGGCTGCCGCCGGCACCCTGCTCTCGCACAGCGCGCACTACTGCCTCGCCCTCAGCTACGACCGCCAAGAGTTCCGGCTCATGGCCCGCAAGTACGAGAACAAGGGCCTGGCGCACATGGCCAAGGAGTACCACCAGCGAGCCGATCACGCGGCCGGACTGCACCACGCCGTCTCGTGGCGGTTCATGGACGACGCCGAGCTGATCGCAACCCACTGGGAAGCGCTCCTGGGAGCGGTGGTCCGCCGCGAGGCGTACGAGCTGGTCGAGAACGACCGGGCCCGAAAGCTCCTGGAAGGCGACTCCGACGACGAGGTGTACCGCGACATCTGGGTCTGGGAGCGGGACCGCGCCGAGAAGAACGCGGGGAAGTTCGCCGAGCTGAAGACCGCACTCACCGCCGTACGCGACGCCATGCGCGCCGCGACCGTCTGACCCCTCACCCCTCGGGCCTCCCTGCACACAGGGAGAGCGGGGAGGCCCACCCTTCACGAAAGCGAGCCACATCATGATCAAGCCCGACGACCAGATCGCCTTCTTCGCCCCCGACTGCGGCGCAATCTCTCTCCTCCTCCGGATCGGTGACGTGGTGATCGCAGGGTTCTTCGAGCCCTTCGAGGTCAGCCCCCGCGAGCAGGTGGTCATGAACTTCGACCTGCCGACGTACGAGGAGCGCGAGGCGGCAGCGAAGGCCCACATCGACGGGGCGGCCATCGGCCACATCCTCGACGGCTGGGAGCTGCTCGCCGCCTGACCTCACCGGATGCAAAGGCGAAACGCCCTGTAGTCCCTTGCGCCCCCGGTACGGGCGCAACGGGAGGGCGTCAGTGGGAGGCGGTACCTCCCCTCTGACGATGCCAGCCCGCATCGAACCCCCGAAAGGTTCCGACATGGCTACCCCCATGCCTGAAGACGGCAAGCTCGCCAAGATCCGCGCTCTCCTCGCGAAGGCGGAGGACTCGGCCACCACGCCGGAAGAGGCCGAGGTGTACTTCGGCAAGGCCGCCGAGCTGATGGCGAAGTACGGGATCGAGCGCGCGATGCTCGCCGCCACCGACCCGAACGCCGACCGGCCTGGCGACCGCGTGATCACCGTCGAGGGCAGCTACACCACCGACCGCCTGTACCTCCTCGGCTACGTGGCCGACGCTCTCCACTGCACGAGCATCAAGAGGCGCGTTGGTCGAGGCCGGACCGAGGTCCACATCTTCGGGTACGAGTCCGACCTCGACCGGGTGGAGTTGCTGTTCACCTCGCTCCTGCTCCAGATGTTCAACGGCATGCGCCAGGGCCGCCCCGCGCGTGGGGAAAGCCTGGTCACCTACCGGAAGGCGTGGGCCGGAGGGTTCATCGTCCGCATCGACGAGCGTCTCCGGGAGATCGAGGCCCGCGCCCAGCAGGAAGCCCCGGCAGCCGCTTCCGGCCGTTCCACAGAGCTGGTCCTCGCGGACCGCAAGGCCGTGGTCGAGGCCCGCTTCGCGGCGGCCTACCCGAACGCTGTCACGCCTAAGGGCTCCGCGCGTCGTCGCGGAAGCGGCCTCGACGCGGGACGGGAGGCGGCCAACCGTGCCGACCTCGGCCAGACCCGCGTCGCTCAGCGACGCCGCGCGCTGAGCGCCTGACACACCTTCACCGGCCGCCCCTTGCACACAGGGAGAGCGGGGGGCGGCCCCCGATCAGCCCAGAGAGGCAGACATGTTCCCCACCATCGAACAGCCCGAGTCGATCGGTCTCGACCGGATCAAGGAATCCGCCCGCGAAGTCCTCGCGATCGCCCGAGAGGTCGAGAAGGGACGGGAGGGCCACGACCCCGGCACCCAGGAGTCGTACACCCTGCTGAACCTCGCCCAGACGGCGGCCCGGCTCGTCTACGCCCTGCCGGTCGAGATGCTCCCCGAGGAGGAGTGGCGCTACGTCAGCCCGAGCGAGTACGCGGCCGTAGGCGAGCTGTTGGAGATCCTCGCGAGCGTCTCGAAGGACTGACCCCCCCCGCGCAAGAGGCCGCCTCTCCCCACAGGGAGAGGGGAGGGGCGGCCCTACCGAAAGGCTACAACCCCGATGGACTCGATCCGCTGCGGTGAATGCGGCGCCCGCTTCGGCCTCCGGCCGGATGGCCTCTTCCAGTGCGACGGCAAGCAGCCCCACGAACTCGACCCCCGAGACATCGACCTCGATGGCTCCGACGTATGGGCGGTCAACGTCGCCGGCACGCTCGTGATCGTCGCCGACCCCGCCGTCAGCGTCGAGTGGGCACGCGAGGCCCTCGACGCCTACCTCGAAGACGAGCCCGGCTCCTGGAGCGAGCACGACTCGCTGCGCTCCTTCCTCGAAGCGGTCGACGACCTCCTCGACGCGGCCCGCGTGGGCTTCCACTTCCCCAACTCCGCCTGAAAGAGGCCGACATGAAGAACCTCCGCGACCACATCGACCTGACCGAGGAGAAGGCGCAGATCGACGCCGACATGAAGTACGCCGTGACCTTGGAGTTCGGCCCGTACCTCGGCTACCTCGGCGCCTACGGCCAGACGCTCGCCCGCATGGCGGGCGAGTACCGACAGCACGAGATCGCCCGCCGAATCCTCACCGCGTATGCCGACAAGGCCCTCGACCGCGCCAACGGCAACTGACCTCCCCAACTCCCCGAAAGGCAAGGACACATGACCGCCGGACCGTCCCTCTCCTCCTTCCTGCCCGACAACAAGCGCAACCGAGACTCCCTCGCCGCCGTCTGGCCGCGCGTGCTCGAACTCGGCTACGCCCTCCGGGCTACTCCGGTCGACGAGCCGGAAGGCTGCACCCGCACCCGATGCGCGGGCGTCCACCAGGGCTACCCCGGCAGTGAGCACCGATGGGCCCTGCACTGCCGCCTGTGCGCCGTCGACATCGAGCCCTACCCCAGCCACATGCGAGAGCGCACGGGCAAGAATCCTGCCCCGCCGCGCCGTCACAAGGGCTGCAAGTTCTCTGGACCCAGCCGCGCCCAGGCCCGCGCCGCCCGCTACATCGAACTCGGCCTCGCCCTCCCCGACTGGGACAAGGACGCTCGCGCCGCCGTCGCGGCCCTCGCTGCCTGACCCACCCACTCACGGGCCGCCCCTGCACACAGGGAGAGCCGGGGCGGCCCACCCCGACGCCTCGAAGGAGACTCACATGTCCGACGTTCTCGCCACCACTGAAGACGGCCGCTTCCGCGTGCGCCTGGTCCACGACGAGCACGCCGAGAACCCCCGCCACGACGCGGAGACGCTCGCACACGTCATCACCATCGACACCCACGGCGGGCAGTACCACCCCGTCGACATGGACGGCGGCCCGCTCGCCGAGATGTGGGAGCGCCTGAAGTGGAACCGCTGGACGGGCATCGACACCTTCACCCGCTACGTCTCGATCTTCCACGGCGGAATCGTGCTGGAGTCCTCCCCGACCGGCGGCCCCCGCTCCCTCTGGTACATGACCGGCGAAGAGGCGGTCGCACTCGATGCCGGACTCCTGACCGAGGGCTACATCGAAGCCGAGATGGAGGAGTACGAGGCGTGGGCCTCGGGCGACGTGTGGGGGTTCGTGGTCGAGGAGCGCGCCGACTGGACCCGCGACGACGACGAGGACGAGCACATGCAGACGTGGGAGCACGTCGACTCTTGCTTCGGCTTCTACGGCCGCACCTATGCCCGCTCCCAGGCCCGCGAGGCCCTCGACTTCTACGCCGCCCGCAACGCCGTTCAGGCCGCCTGATCACCCCAGAGAGGAACCCGACATGAAGCCTTACACCGACCGCATGACCCTCTCGGACGGCGCCACGGTCCGAGTCCGCATCGAGCGCGGCATCACCGGAGACGCGGTCTTCCACGAGCTGAACTCGAACAACTGGCGAGGCGGAGGCCGGATCTACTGGAGCGGCGAGGGTCTCTACCTGATGTTCGGCGACGACCTGCTCCGCATGCAGAACTCCCGCTACGAATCCGCCGGCACCGCGGCCGAGGGCGCCGAGAAGGCCCTCGCGTTCTTCACCGAGTGCGCCGAGAACTGCATCCGCCACGCCCGAGGCGAGGGCATCCCCGTCTCGCAGTGCTACGGCGACTGACCACCCCCCGCACGACCCACCATCACGGCCGCCCCTTCCCATACAGGGAGAGGGCAGGGGCGGCCCCCTCGCGAGAGAGCAGAGACACCATGAACGAGAACGCGACCTTCGAGTACGCCGGGCACGTCGGCCTGTCCTTCGGGACCGTCTACTTCGAGCGCCTGGCCGAGGAGCCCAACGACAAGCCGTGGGCGACCACCGACCGGCCGTGGGTGACCGCCTACCGGGTGACCGGTCCCCGAATCCGCGGGACGGTCCGGATCACGCCGAAGTACGACGAGCCGCTCGTCACCTGGCACACGAACGGAGCCAACGAGAACGCGTGGGAGTTCCTCCCGTCCGGCTTCTATGTCGGGTACGGCCGGGCCCACTACGCCGACTGCGAGGGCGACCTCGAAGTCTGGGGGTCGACCCTGGCCGAAGGGGTGCACGTCTACACGAAGCGCGAGATGGACTGGAACTTCTCCGTGCGCCGCAGGGAGGGCGGCATCGACGACTACCCGGCGCCGAGGGGCACCCGCGACAAGACGCGCGAGCTGATCCAGGCCCTCGTCAACGTCCACCAGGAGGACGCCGCCCTCGTCCACGCGAAGGCCGCCGCGCTCGCCCGCGAGCTGCGCGCCAAGCGCACGGCCAAGCTCCGCGACGAGTACCGGGAGGTCGACCGGATGCTCCGCGAACTCCAGGGCCGCCACGCCGAGCTTCAGATGCGCCGCAGCCTCATGGAAGGCGAGTGGTCCTTCGCAACCGCCATCGAGGACGCCGCCCCGAAGTCCAAGCCGACGTGGACACTTGGCGCTCCCGTCCCCGCGTTCGGCGCCCCGGCTGCTGAGTGAAGCACCACCTGCGCAAGCGCCCCGAAGGCCGCCTTCAGTGCACCCGATGCCGGGCGGCCTTCACAGGCCAGGACACCGCCGACCGCTCCCGCTTCAACTGCCCTGGCCGCCCGCTCGTTCACGGATTCCTCAGCCGCCGCGAGCACATCGTTTACCCGACGTGGGCCAAGGACCGGAGCTGTGAAGCCTGGGGTTGCCCGGACCCCGACCCCTCCCACAACTGGCACGGGCCTGACCCTTACTGCGACGAGTCCACCTGCGGCACTTGCCTGCACGACTGCGACTGCGACGTTTGCGAGGGCCGCGTCACCGCCCCCGGCCTGTGCCGACTCCTCGACAGCCGCGAAGGCTGACCCGACCGAAAGAGAGACAGACAGATGACCGCCCCCCTGATCGGACTTGCCGGCGCGGCGCGCTCGGGCAAGGACACCGCCGCACAGGCCCTCCTCGACCTCGGCTGGACCCGCCGAGCCTTCGCCGACAAGGTGCGCGAGGTGCTGTACGCCCTCGACCCGGTACTGATCGAGCCCCAGTACGCCGAGGGGACCACCACCCTGCGGTACGAGGTCGACACCTACGGCTGGGAGGACGTGAAGGAGATGTACCCGGTCGTGCGGGGCTACTCCCAGCGGCTCGGCACGGAGGGCGGCCGAGCCGTCCTCGGCGAGAACGTCTGGGTGGACGCCCTGTTCCGCGACTTCGAGTCCTGGGACACCCCGACCGTCATCACCGACGTGCGCTTCCCCAACGAGGCGGAAGCGATCCGCGACCGTGGCGGCCTGGTCATCGCCATCGAGCGCCCCGGCCAGACGCTCATCCGCGAGGCGGACCACGTCAGCGAGAACGCCCTCGCCGGGTACCTGTTCGACGACGTGATCCGCAACGACGGGCCCGTGGCCCAGCTTCACGACCGTGTGATGCAGCTCATCCCGCTCACGATGTAAAGATGAGACCGGGGTGTTAAGGTTGATCCATGCGACTGACCCCCCGGAAGGAAGAGGTCGAGGCGGTCAAGGCGCTCCTGGAGGACCCCACCTTCGAGAGCGCCGACCAGATGGCGAAAGCCCTGATCAAGGAGATCGCCTCGATCCTCCAAATGCGCGACCTGATCGCCCTCGTCCACACATGGGCGGACGGTCACCGCGGCCTGAACTTCGGCCCGTTCGGCAGCGAAGCGGAGATCAAGACCTTCGCCTCGAAGATGGCGTTCGGAGGCACAGGCCGCCTCGTCCAACTCCACAGCCCCGGAGTGATGTTGGCCAACGTGGACGGCAAGAAGGGGTGGAAGGGCTACTGCTTCCACCCCGAATGCGGCCACGCACCCTTTACCCACTCCGCAGCGAGCGCCGGTCGAGGCGCTTGCCAACTCCCCACCTGCCCGTGCGGCAAGTTCCGGGCGAAGTGAACCCAGAACGGATACCGCCATGACCGACGCACTCCGCGCCCCGAAGATGACCGAAGCCGAGATCGCCGAGCTGCGAGCCCTCCGCGAGGGATACCACGTCACCGACGCCTTCCTCGTCCGCCTCGCCACCCACTACGTACAGGCCGAGGTCGACGGCGTACTCAACCCGGCCCGTCACCTCGCCGACTACCTCGAAGTCCAGCGTCAGACCGTCCTCACCTACATGCGCATGGCCCAACGCAAGGGCCTGGTCGCAAAGCCCCGTCCGTAACCAGCCCGAAGGAGAACCCCCATGAAGACCGTCGACTTCCACACCTGCGACTGCTCCGACAAGCGCGCCTTCCCCGACAAGCGCTCCGCCGAGAAGGCCCTCGGCCGGGCCCAGGCCAAGCGCGACCGACAGGCCCAAACGATCCGGGGGCGCGGCCCCATCAACCGCGAGAACCGCGCCTATGAGTGCGAGTTCGGCATGTGGCACCTGACCAAGCAGTCCCGCCGCTCCTACGAGGAGCACACCGCCAACTACGCCGCCTGACTGTAAACATGAGACCGAAGGAAACTGCCGTGACCCCCCTCAACCTCCGCTCCGACATGACCGTGCAGCTCGTCGACCACAACGTCTCGGACAAGGCCGTCGTGCGAGCCGCCCGCGTCTCCACGGTCGGCCAGACCCACAAGTCCTTCCTCGGCAAGCCCGGCGAGGACACGGACCGCGACGCGGGCCTGATCGGCTACCTCATGCGCGAGCGGCACGGCAGCCCCTTCGAACACGGCAGCCTGACCCTGTTCGTCGAGGCTCCGATCTTCGTCTTCCGCGAGTGGCAGCGCCACCGCATCGCCTCGTACAACGAGGAGTCTGCCCGCTACCGCGAGCTTCGGCCCTCCTTCTACATCCCGGCCGCCGAGCGCAACCTCGTCCAGGTGGGCAAGGCGGGCGCCTACCGCTTCGAGCCTGGCACGGCCGAACAGCTCGCCATCGTGGATGTCTCTCTCCTCGCCGCCTACGAGGCCGCCTACGAGGCGTACGAGCGAATGCTGTCTGCCGGCGTCGCCCGCGAGATCGCCCGCGCAGCCCTGCCGGTCGGCATCTACAGCTCGATGTACGTCACCATGAACCCTCGCGGCCTGATGAACTTCCTCAGCCTCCGCACCCACCGCGAGGACGCCGCCTTCGTCTCCCACCCTCAGCGCGAGATCGAGATGTGCGCCGAGAAGGCCGAGCGGATCTTCGCCGAGCTGATGCCGGTCACCCACACCGCCTTCGAGGCGAACGGGCGAGTCGCCCCGTGACGACCGAGGAGTGGATCGCCCGTGAACTCGCGAAGGCGCCCGCACCAAAGCCCGAAGACATCGAGTGGGTGCGTCAGCGGTTCAGGCTCGAAGCCGACGACTGACGCACCCCTCGCTCACTTCTTCCAGAAGATTTCGATCAAGTCCGGACGGAAGGCGTGCTTACCGCCTCGCGGCTGCTTCCTGATCACCACGGCCTCGATGAACCGCTGAATCACGGCGCGCTTCATCGGGGCCGTGTACGTCTCCCATTCGCGGATGATCCGCTCGGCGGCCGAGGCGCCCGTCTGCGGCCCCATGGCGTTCAGTCCGGCCACCTTCACCGACAGCTCGTCGCGCTTGCCTTCGAGGCGCTTGATCTCCCGCACGAACTCGCCGAGGGGGAACTCGCCCGCCTCGCGGAGCTGCCGAGCTTCCGCCATGTCCGCTTCGACCTGCGCGAGATCCCGCCGTGCCTTGATCAGCTCCGGGTCGTCCTGCGCTTGGCCCGGCCGAGAGTCCTTCGACAGGTTCGCCAGGTGCGCCAGGAGCACGCGCTCGACGTGTTCCTCGACCGGCGGTCCTGATCGGGACACCGAACCGCATCCGCCCTCGGGCTTCCGGCACAGGTAGAAGTACCCGTACTTCTCGTAGCTCACGGTGCCCCGCGTGTAGATCGCCGAGAACATTCCCCGGCCGCACTCGCCGCATCGCGCGATGCTCGTCAGCATCCGCTTCGTGACCGTCGAGCCCTTCTTGCGGCCCCGGCCCTCCGTCTTCCGGGCCTTCAGTACGTCCCGCACGGCCCGCCACTCATCCGGGGTGCAGATCGGCTCCCACGAGCCGACGATCGGCGTTCCGTCGGTCCGTTCGAGCAGGAACTCGGCGAGGTCGACCCGGCCGCGCCTCTCGCGCTCCTGCTGGGGCACGTAGGCCCGGTAACCGCACAGCCGGGGGTTCGTCACGATGTACTCGACGCTGGAGAAGGACATCGGCTTGCCGGCGGGAGTCTGCGGACTGGTGATGCCCAGTTGGGCCCACTCGGCGTGCACCTCGGACAAGAGCTTGCCGTTCAGGATGTCCCGCTGAGCCTTTCGGATCAGCTCGGCCTCGAACGGTTCGGTCTTCTCCCCGCCGCTCTGCCAGCCGAAGGGCCGCTGACCCCTGTGCGGCTTCCCCTGCATCGCCTCGGCCTTCTTCTGCCGGGCCACTCGGCGTGCCGCGTCCGCCGAGAACTTGTTCGCGATCATCACGTACAGCCGGGCATTGAACCGGCCATCGTCGGTGGACAGGTCGTAGTCACCGGCCGTCGTGGCGAACACCATCGGACGGCGGGCCGTCGCGTAGATGTCGATGAGCTGCTCCAGCTCGCGCGGCTGCCTGGTGATGCGGTCGATGTTGTAGGCCGCTACACCCGAGATGACAGCCGTCTCCAGGTCGTTCACCAGCTCTCGAAAGTCTGGCCGGGTCACCCTGCGCTTGTAAGCGGAGAGGTCGTTGTCGACGTACATGCGGTGCAAGGTCAGGTCGCGGACCCGGACGAGATCGTGCACGTCCTCTTTCTGGCGGGTGACGCCTTCCTCACCGTCTCGGCCGTCGCCGAGTTCCCCTACGTCGCTAATGCGCGCGTAGCCGCCAACTACTATTCCCATGTGGACTCTCTCGCTCCAGTTCGGCGACCAGGGTAATCGAACTATGTTTTGGTCGTGTGGGGCGAGACCCGCACCTACTCCTTCGAGGCCATGACCAAGGCGGTCCGGCTCATCAACGACGGTGCCCGTTTCATCTGCACCAACCCCGACGAGACCGG